ACCCGGTGTTACTTTACCAGAACAAACAGCAGAAGCGTACATGTTTGCGTAAGCTGACGGATAAACATCAAACTTACGTTTTGCTGCTGCTTTCCCTCTTGCACAAAGCTTAGCCATTACTTCTTACCTTTTTTCTTTTTCATTTTAGCAGCAGTAATAATATCGCCTCTAGTTATTTTTTTAGGATCGCCATACATAGCGGCTAGTTTTTTCTTTTTCATTTTTTTCTTTGGCGTGCCACCTTTTTTGTACATCATTCCACCACCCATTTTTTTTACAGGTTTTTTATCTTTTTTACTGTGACCATATCCCGGCATTGTTTTCTCCTATGTGTTGGTTATTTGTAACACACTAATAATAATGTGTAAGTCGTTTGCGTTTTGTGCAGTAGCCTTAAAGACTTCTGATTCTTTTGCAACAAGAGTCGACGTAAGTAATTCAGCCGATGTTTTTGCTGCAATAGATTTATCCTTTTCTAATGAAAAAGCATTAGAACTAGAATCCGTTAATGTCATCGTTAATGTACAAGCATTGGATGCGTCATCGTTTGATACACGTATTGACTTCACAATAGCTGTCGTTTCTGCTGGCACAGTATACACTGTTGTCTCATTTGTTGTAGTTAAATCTACTTTATAATTTGTATATACGTTTGCCATCTATGATAAAAACCAACTTACTCTTTCGTCATCTTGACGAAGTGTTTCTGGAACATAGGTATTATTCAAAATAAATATTACCTGTTCTAATGTTTGTACAAGCTGTGATACTTGTTCTCTACTATATTCTTCTGTTGCATCTGGTAGACGTGGTGTTGTAATCTTTGACATTATGAGCCTCTCATCCCGTCTGGTTTAATATCCAGTCTCATTGTACCATATCGCCAGTTGTCATCAACAGCATCACTTGAAACACGTACAGCCACTTGTCTGCCTCGTATTCTTGTATCAACTTTTGTTGTAGAAGTGTCAACATCAAACGAACCATGACTTGTTTGTGTACCACTAGGATAAGGTCTTGTTTTTAATGTAACATCAACAGTGCCTGCTTGATTTTTAAAGTCTGGTATAAATCTAGATACGGACATAAAGTTATCACCATCAGCAATATCAATATCACCCGATTCAATGTGATTTGCCATAGCGGCACCATCATCATTAGAACCTGTTTCATGTAAGTATACAAAAGTACGACCTGCTTTAAGCCCTGTAATTGTAGAGATTGTTGCTGTCGTATCTGTTGATTCAAATTCAGCCGCGTATCAGCCCATGAGCTTCTTGCTAATGTACCAACGTACCATAAGTTTTCTGCATAGTTATACGCTACCATTTTATCAATTTGTGTTGAGTTAGCAGATGGATAAAACCACATAACTTCGTTAAAATCAGAGTTTGCTGCACAAAATACATCTTGTTTTGCGTTTGGATTAATATCATCAAACACATGATCTTGTACAGTGCATGGTATTTTTTTCACGGCACCATCGTATAAGAAGAAGGAGTCATCACTCATCCAGAACGATGTACCTGATACATCAACGGCCGCGTTAATACCTACTGCGCCACAGTTTGAACCTATTTGTTTAAAACCAAATGTTAAAGGAGCACCGATAAATTGCATTTGATACAATGCCGTGTCCGTCCAAATCATTACCGCACCTCTTGATCTAACGGCTGTATTAATTTGGTTTCCGTCTGTTAATCGAAAAGAACCTGCTGTATTAGTCGCTGTCGGTGTCCATGTATTTGTTGTTTCTTGTGAAGACCAACGAAGAAACATATTATCTTGTGTAGAAGATGTACCTATAGTTGTTTCTGTACCAAAACAAATAACGTGTCTATCATCGCCCGATACCAACATAAATCTAGATTTTGTTGGTGCACCAGAAACATTTGTTGTACTGGCTAAGTTACCAGAGAGTCCCGATGATGTGTCCCAATAAAATAAGCCTCCATCAAATTGTAGTGATAATACATCTTCACCCCAGTTATCAAGTGCCCATTTTGAGGATTGTAGTAAAACACCTTCCGCACCCGTTAGACCTTCTCTTGATGTATCCCATGTTGACGTGCTCCATGTACCTGCACCCCAACCATAACCAAATAAAGAGACCGCTGCACCAGTGTTTACTTGATACGTAGCGTTAGCTGTTATGCTTGCATTTCCAGTAGAAGTAGCTGCTGCTTTTGCTTCGATGGTATATGTATTAGCATCTGGCACTGTTAATATTTCAAACTCGCCTTGTAGATTAGCTGCCGATATACCATTAACTGCACCGCCTACACTAGCAATAGTGACAAAGTCACCAATCAATGCACCATGACTAGAGTCTGTTACCGTTACCGTAGAAGATGTATTTGTTGTTCCAAACTGTGTAATGTTACCAGTGCCTGTAGACCGTGTTGGTGTTATATCTGCATAATTGTTTTCTGAATAGGCATAGAGTTTTTTATTCGTACCATAAATGGCGTATTTAACACCATTTAAAGCAGAATAGGTAAGGATAGCTCGAGTTGCGCCGACGAGAGCATCACTTGTTACTTTTGTCCAACCACCAATTTTTTCGGGTAAACCATATCGAAAGCGAACGTTATCACAATCAACCCATTTACCTTCTGCACCGTATTCCGTATTTTGTTTATCAATACCCGGTGCTATTTGTAGTTTAGTTAGTGGCATAATAAGGTATCCAAAAATCTGTGCCTTTTATATTTACTCTAATATGGCCTGTTAAATCTCCTACACTTGTGTCTGTTGATAAACTCTTTGTTTGATCTGAAGCAGTTTCTCCTTCAAATCTAATAAATGGTTGGTCTGCATCACCTTGATCTAATGTTAAAACAGAAATAGCTCCAGTTGAACTTGCTTGATCTATATTTACAAAACCACTTGTAGGTGCTGATGTTCCAAATCCTATTTTGTCCGCAGAGCCATCAATAAAGAAAGCGTGTGTTAGTGTGTTAGTTTCTGCTGTAAAGTCAACAGATGCCCCTGCTTGGTTAAATACAAAATTACCACCGTCTATATCTGTGTCTCCACTAACTTTAAATGTTCCTGTAACTTCTAATGTCTTAGAAGGAGAAGCTGTATTTATACCAACCCTGTCATTACCCGCGTCAGTAAAAATAAGGTGTTGTGCGGTGTTTCCTTCTACTCTAAAATCTTTATCAGCTCCTGCTTCGTTAAATACAAAAGCACCACCGTTAAAATTTACATCACCGGCAACATCCAATGTTCCGTTGGCCGTGATGTTTCCACAATCGTCCAAGACATCAAACATCGTAGAACCATCTGAATATAAGATATGTTTAGCACCTTCAACAAGATTAACACCTGTTCCACCAGAAGGTTTAAAGGTTAGGTTATTACCGCTGTGTGTTGTTGCGTCATCGACAATGTACCATGTCTCCACTGCTTCGGTGCTCATTGTTGTAGCGTCCGATAAAGTGCCTGTTAGTTTGATGATTGCATTACTTTGCTCGTCTGCTGTTGTTCCATCATTTGCTGTTAGTGAATCATTGGTGCTTGCAACAGCTACAGCGACGTAACCTTTAATTGCTGATTCTACTTTTTGTAAATTGTTATTTGTTATGTCGCCCCATGTTCCAGAGTTTTCTCCACTTGCTTGAAGCTCTAGATTCAAAGTGCTTGAATATGTTGATGCCATTTAGCCTCCTAGTCCGTGGACCCCGGTTCAACGTCGGTCCAAGTTACGGTTTGTGAGTCATCAACCTCATTCCAAATAAAGAAGTTTGGCGTTCCTGTTGATAACGTAATTAAGTTTTGGAAAGACTCACCAAACGGTGTTTCTTCACCAAGACTTACTGTTATTTGTCCTGCTGTCGTTGGTGTTATAGTAGCACCCGCGGTTACAGTTTCATTGCCTAGGGTAAATGTAGCAACGTTTGTAGCCGCAGAAATAGTTGCACCCGCGGTTACAGTTTCGTCACCAACACTAGCAGCAAAAGAAAGACCACTAATAAAAGCGGATCCAACGTTTTGAACACCCGTGCCTCTTAGTGAAGCTATTGGCTGTTCTGCTACTGCTCCATGCCCTAGTAACATTTTGTTTTTCCTATATTACCTGTTTTTTTCACGGTCGTAAAGTACATATTATCCCGCTGTTGTTGGTACACCCTCTGATGATACAAATGGGCTTTCTGCAAATGCTATGTAAACAAATGTATCTCCATTAGCATTTCTAAAACCAGAAGATATACGCCATTTAAAACCATTACTTAAAAAATCTACTGAATCAGACTCAGAAGAATCAGCATTAGCAACACTGGGCATTAAGTAAATATCTCTTGGGTTTCCTGCTTGTGTGTTTCTCTTGTTATCAAATATTCCCCAATTCTCACTTCCACCATTAGTTCTTTTAAACATAACCCATGCAGGTTTAAATCCAGTATAGATAAATGGGCCATCTGCATTTCCGTTCCCAGTATAGACACCAAATTTGCTGTAACCTTGTTTTTCGGCAAAAGCATACATAATATATTCAACACCATCAGCATTTACACCTGCGTTAGTGCCTAGTTTTATTTCGGTGCTAGAAGGATATTGGTCATTCCAAACTGTGTCCATATCAGCCGTACCATCTTGATTGTTAAGATATAAATTTTCAGTATTTGGACTAGATGTATTTTTATGATGATATGTGTACCAAGAATAACCACTTCCTGTTAATCTTTTAACTGTAAAAAAAGAAGGAGTAGCACCCATTCCATGAATAACAGCCGCTCCAGAACCAGTTCCTGTGTATTTAATAATTGCAAATCCAGAAGTTGTATTTACTTGTCTACTGTAACCAACATTAGAACCACTTTCAGCCGCAGTAGTTAATGAACCACCATTCGCTTTCCATGCCCAACTAACACCTGTTGTTGCACCCTCTGTGTGATAACCTAAATTGTGATTTGTGCCAAAAGTTGCACCTGTACTTGTAAATGCTAGATAGTTTGAGTAACTTTCTTCTGCTGTATTTGCATCAGATTTAAGCCTTTTATTATCTCCCCTATTAGTATCATGTAGTTCATGACTTCTTGCAAAATTTCTAGCTTTAGTCCATAACCAATCTGGTTTAAATCCAGTATCAATAGTTAATGCCGAACCTGTTGATGTAGATAAAACAGTTGTAAAATATTCTGATGGGTTGTCTATTGTTGTATAAGCCATTATCCGTACTCCGCTAAGTTTTTAGTGCATAGTGAATAGTAATTAGTTCCACTTAATGTAGGGCTATACTCAAAACTACCATAACCATTTGCATCCGCATTACTAGAACTAATAGCAAAAGGTGGATTACCAAAATTAACTTCATCTGTATATGCAGGACTTCCATCTTGATTATTTTGTACATAGAAATGATAAAACCCTGTTTGTAAATTAGTTGTTGTTAATCCCCCAGACCAATTTAAGCCACTTGAAGCACCAGAACCCATATAATCACTTCCGTTTTTGTGTACTATTAAAATGTCATCATCTAAGTTTATATAAAAACCAAATATATCGTTAGCTGACCTTGCTGAACCAAAAGCATTACTGACACTTGTTGTGCCTAATTGCCCCCTGTAATCACTTCCACTTGGTGTTCTAAAACCTATGACATCCCCTGCTGTGCCACCTAGTGTTGCAGATATTCCTACTATTGGATAACCACCATTGTCTGCTGTGTTTTCTCCTTGCTTGTATTCTACATACCATTTACCTTTTGAGGGTGCTATGGTGCTAGATGTAGATGAATCTGAGACCATGGCCAGTTTTGTATTACCTTCTGAAAAAGTTGGTAAAGCGGCAGAGCCATGACTACTTACATGAACAGGATTCATTGTAGCAAAATTATTTGTAGGTGTATCTGTTGTAATATCTGTTGCAACTA